ATTAGGGAGGTATAATGGCTTATCGTCGCAAATCTTTCAAAAAAGCGAAGTCCATGAGGACTTTTAAAAGAACCGCAAAACGGATTCATCCGCTTAATATGCCGGGTCGCGGTGGGTTCCGCCTGTGATCTGTCCGTATCCCAGGACAATCCGGCTTCCCTGGGATATGAAGGTATCTTCTACTGATACCAGGCAATCTGCAGTTGTACCTTGTGGTACCTGCGACGTTTGCAAACTTAACAGGGCCCGCGCCTGGTCCGTTCGAATAATGAACGAGGTGAAACAGGCTCACGGGTCCTGTTTCGTCACTTTAACTTATGATGACGTTCATCTCCCGCCCAACGGTACTCTCGTTGTATCCCATTGTCAAAACTTTTTCAAACGCCTCCGTAAAAATATCCATCCTCGCAAGGTTCGCTACTTCTTAGGTGCTGAATATGGCGACGTCGGGCGTCGGCCCCATTACCATGCTATTCTATTTGGACTCACTAAAGAGGATACTCGTACGATTGAACGTTCTTGGGGTCTTGGTTTTGTTCACGTGGGTGACGTTACTCATGATAGTGCTTGCTATGTTGCTCGGTACACAGAGAAGAAACTCTACGGCGATGGACGAATCGACTATGTCGGAAGAAAGGTAATTCCGGAATTCGGCCTCATGTCTTCAAATCCTGGTATAGGAGCTGCGTATGCCGACCAAAACAAAAACTTTATCAAGCAAAACGCATTCGTTATCGTTAAAGGTTCTAAGGTCTCACTCCCACGCTATTATGCTGCAAGAGTGTTTACAACAGACCATGATAAACTTGAGCTTAAACAAAAACGTCAAAAATTCTTTGCGGAAGCTTTCGAAGCTTCAAAACTAAAATCAGGTAAAAAAAGTGTCAGTGATATCCTATGGTATCAAAAACACGAATCCCATCAGGGAGTCGTAAATCTAAAAGCCCGGCAGGGCTTAAAAAGGAGGAAGTTGTGAAGAAACTCAGGGGTGTCTTCGGTGTATTACTAAATGTTCTAAATGTGGTTCGACTAGTTCGAATCATCTTCATTGCGGCGCAAGGCGCCGCTCTGTCAATCAAAGAGACCGAACAAAAACAGCTATGGGACAGACTCAATTCTCGCGAATGAAAATGCAATAGCGACGACGTAGGAGGAGCGACAAAAATAAAAATTCGCGTGAATGGAAAAAATGTCTTACAATGTATTGACTTCGGTCTCAAAAATCTGTATTCTTTTCCCTGAGATGACTTTAAATCTCAGACAAAGTATCACGCACCTGCGTGCGTAACAGGGGTGTGGGGGCAGAGCCCCCGCTAATCTTAATCTCCCTTATGGGGAGCAAAAACTATGTCCGGAGGACAAAAACTATGAATCGCTCAGAAATTATTTCAGCGCTCTTATCGGAAATCGACGACAATCTGGTCGTGAAAACAATAGTCCTTCAAGATACTATCTGGGACAAAATCGTCGAGTGCCGTTGCTTTACGGCTGATGGCGGCGTGTATGCCGCGATGTACGAGAACGACAAAAAAATAACGCCTTTCAAGGCAGTACCAAAACCTAACCAGGAGAAATAAAACCATGCAGCAGAGATCCGTGTTTGACCTCAGTCACGAAAGAAAATTATCGATGGATATGGGAAAGCTTGTCCCTATCTTCTGCGAAGAGGTTGTCCCAGGGGACACCTTCAAAGCTAAGACTCAGATGTTAATCCGGATCTCTCCTATGCTGGCCCCGGTCATGCACCGGATGTCGGCCTTCACTCATTTCTTCTTCGTGCCTACCAGGTTGCTGCAGACTAACTGGGAGGCTTTCATTACAGGCGGGCCGGCTGGTACGGACGCCACTGTCATCCCTACTGTAAGCTCTGGCGCTGCTCAGTCCGGTGGCCAGGTAGCTGGCACCCTCTGGGACTATTTCGGGCTGCCTACTGATATCGAGGAGCTGTCAGTCCTGGCTTACCCTTTCCGGGCCTATGGCCTTATCTACAACGAGTGGTATAGAGACCAGAATCTCCAGTCTAAAGTTACAGTCTCCTTGGGAGACGGTGCCGACACAACTACAAACATGACTCTCCTTTCCCGGAATTGGGAAAAGGATTACTTCACGTCGGCCCTTCCTTATCCGCAGCGCGGTACAGGTGTTACTCTCCCGCTCGGTACCTCGGCTCCGGTTCTTGGTATTGGAAAGGTAAGTAATACCTTTGGTACTAATTATGTCGATCTCTATGACTCTGCTAGTGCGCGGCCTACTTATGCCGGTGGTTCGGTTATAGATAATTCTGGTGATATGCAGTTTGTCGTCGAGAAAAAGGTCGGTTCTGATTTCCCGAACATTCGTGCTGACCTATCGAACGCTACGGCGGCTACTATAAACGATCTCCGCCAGGCGTTCCAGTTGCAGAAATGGATGGAGAAAAACGCTCGCGGAGGTGTACGCTATGTCGAATCTATCCTGGCTCACTTCGGAGTTCGCTCTTCTGACGCTCGTCTTCAGAGGCCTGAGTTTCTTGGGGGCGGCCGTTCTCCTATTGTGGTGTCCGAAGTTATTCAGACCGCTCCTACTGTGTCTGGTCAGACCCCTCTCGCTACTATGGCGGGACATGGATTCTCAGCTCAACAGAGCCATGAGTTCTCCAAATCCTTCGAGGAACATGGTTATATAATCGGTATTCTCTCTATCATGCCCCGGACGGCTTATCAGGAAGGCTGTCCCAGGATGTGGAACAGGACTTCTAAACTGGACTTCTACTGGCCGTCCTTCGCTCACCTGGGTGAGCAGGCTATCCTTAACAAAGAGATCTACGCTGGCGCCGCCTCCCCCACTGGTGTGTTCGGCTACGCGCCCAGGTATGAAGAATACCGGCAGCGCGAAAGCTCAGTCCACGGAGACTTTAAGTCTACCCTGAATTACTGGCATATGGGCCGTATATTCGGCGTGACCGAACCCTCTCTTAACTCGGCTTTCGTAACCGCTGACCCTACGAAGCGCATAAACGCAGTCACGAATGCTCATAACTGCTGGGTGCAGATACTCAACACGGTACAGGCTATCAGGCCGATTCCGAAGTACGGTAATCCCGGTCTCATAGATCATTAATGGCTAAAAAAATAAAATCGAAACCGATAGACGTTTTCGTCAGGTCCATAATGGACCCGGGCGATTATAACGACGATTATTCTGACCACAGTCCGTCTTTGACAGACCCTTCCCAGGACGAGCCTATCGAGGCTCTCGTCGCGCGTATGATGCGCGGTGAAATCGTTCACAGCTCGCAACCTGTTTATGACGTTGCTCCTGGTATGTCAGACGCTGAAGCTTTCGCAGCTCAGCCCATGACCGAACGCGATGGCTTTGACATCGCAGACGCTCCGCAGATCCTGGCGGCCGGTGAAGCCGCCGTAAAAGCTCTTGGCGGGGTACGGAAGGTCGATCCCGTGGTGAACACCCCCCCGGCGCCGGCCCCGGCCAAGCCAACTGCCCCTGAAGGGGCAGATAGCACTATTAAATAACTTGATATAATAGTGCTAACTGACACTAAAATATGGGCTTATTCTCTGGCGGTGGCTGGTTAGCAGCTCTCAATCCGATGGCCGTTCTTGGGACGGGCCTCGGTGGCGGCATTGATATCTATAATAATGAGCGCAACATTCAAATGCAGCGCGATACGAACCGCTCCAACCAGGAGATGGCTGCTAACGCGAATGCGATGAATCAGCAGATAGCCAGGGAAAACAACCAGGCAGAAATCGCAATGTGGGAACGGCAGACTGCCTATAATTCCCCTTCCGCTCAAATGACCAGGCTCGCAGACGCGGGTCTTAACCCCAACCTGGTCTACGGCACTATGGCCGAATCTAAGATGGCAGCCGGCCCTTCCCTGGAATCCCCTCATATGGAAGCAGCGCGCTTAGAAGCGCCGCGCTCTAATTTATCGGCTGGTGAAATGCTTTCAAATTACCAGCAGGTCATGCAGACTCAAATGCTTAATCGGTCTATGAATGACCAGCTCAACAAAATAAAGGCAGAAGCGAAAGGTGCTAAAGCTCGCGCGGATTTAGATCGTTATACTGCTGATTACTACGAACGTACAGGAACCGCTCCTGGTCAGGGTGGTTGGTTAAGGGATTTAATTTCCATAGGAAATATTCTTAGTCAGAAACCCTCACGTCCTCCTTCTTTAGAGCTGGATTTAACTAAACCATATTAGGGAGGTATAATGGCTTATCGTCGCAAATCTTTCAAAAAAGCGAAGTCCATGAGGACTTTTAAAAGAACCGCAAAACGGATTCATCCGCTTAATATGCCGGGTCGCGGTGGGTTCCG